GTTAGGGATACAGCTCTTAGACTACAAAAAGACAAAAATGACCAACAATGGGCAACAATGAACTCAATGTTGAAGTCAAATGGAAACAAATCTGAACACGCAGCAGGTTTTGGTAAAGGTTCTGTTGGACAACCATCATCAAATCCATACGAAATGGAAATAGGTGGTGAAAAAGAAGATTTAACTTGGTTAATTAAATAAAAGAGGTAAAAATGGCACAAAATGATAATATCTTAACAAGACTTGGTAAATTATTTCAATCAAGTATTGTGTTAAGAAAAACAGATGGTGGACAAATAAAAGTAAAAGATGTTGATTTTACACAAACAGCACTAACATCTAATTTTATTGATAGGTACAATAAGATTCACTCGGGTGGACATGGTATGACATCGTATGCAGCTAAACAAAATGCTACAGCATATGATGTTGCACGGAAAGAATTATTTAGAGATTACGAATTAATGGATGCAGACCCAATTATATCATCTGCATTAGACATTTATTGTGATGAATCTACAGTTGATAATATTGAAAACAGAATTTTAAAGATTAAAACGGATAATCCAAAAGTCGCTAAAATTTTACATAATTTATTTTATGATGTAATGAACATTGAATTTAATTTATGGAGTTATATTAGAAATATGACTAAATATGGTGATTTTTATTTACATTTAGATATATTAGACAAATATGGTATTGTTAATGTAAAACCTCTTTCAGTATATGAAGTATCGAGATTAGAAGGACACGACCCATCTAATCCAAAGCTTGTTCAATTTCAAATGGAAGAATATAATGAGACTATGAGAAGTACAAAAGCTGGACAAATGTATGAAAACTATGAAATCGCTCATTTTAGAAATCTAGCAGATACAAATTACTTACCTTATGGTAAATCTATGTTAGAGGGTGCGAGAAGAGTGTTTAAACAATTAACTCTTATGGAAGACGCTATGTTAATTCATAGAATGATGAGAGCTCCACAAAAAAGAGTATTTAAAGTTGATATTGGTAATATACCACCAAATGAAGTTGATAATTTTATGCAACAAATCATTGGTAAAATGAAAAAAACACCTGTTATTGACCAAGCCACTGGTGATTATAATTTGAAATATAATATGGAGTCTATCACAGAGGATTATTTCTTACCTGTTCGTGGTGGTGATAGTGGAACAGCGATTGAAGAATTAGCTGGATTAACAAATGAAGGTGCTATTGATGATGTTGAATATCTTAAAAATAAAATGATGGCAGCACTTAAAGTTCCAAAAGCATTTCTTGGATATGAGGAACAAGTTGGTAGTAAAGCTACATTGGCTGCTGAAGATGTAAGATTTTCAAGAACAATTGAAAGACTACAAAAAATTATTTGTGCAGAACTTGAAAAAATAGCTATTGTACATTTATATACACAAGGATTTGAAGATGCAGAATTGATTAATTTTGAATTAGAATTAACAAATCCATCAATGATACATGCTCAAGAAAAACTTGAGTTATTGACTCAAAAAACAGATATAGCTAATTCTTTAATAGAAAATAAATTGATGTCTAGAGAGTGGATATATAACAACATATATGAGTTAAATGACCAAGACAAAAAAGATATTTTTGATGGTATTGTTGAAGACAGAAAACAAGTATTTAGAATGGAACAAATTGAAACGGAAGGAACTGACCCAGCAGAACAAGGAACAGAACCAACAGATGGTATGGAAGAACAGGGTGGTGAACATGGTGGTGACAGACGAAGTGGAACTGGTGAAAAAGAGTACGGAAATGAATATAATGCCGATGATTTAAAAGATGCAACAAAGTATGAAAGAGAACGATATGGTAAACGAGAGTTTAAAGGTGGTTCACCATTAGCTACATCAAAGGGTTCAACACTTGTTGCTAGAGAAGGATTACTCAATTCACTTAAAAACAAGTTCGGAAAAGATTTAGAAAAACAAAGTATATTAAATGAAGAAATTATTTTGGATGAAGAAGAATAATTTACTATATTTAGAAAAATGTTTATATTTATATATGAATAATTACATATATAGTATCCAAAAAGAAATGGAGACTCGACAATGCGTAAAGTGAAGCACAATAAAATCCGCAATACTGGATTATTGTTTGAATTTTTACTCAGGCAGATTACATCTGATGTGTTAAATAAAAACAATGGACAAGCGGTAAATATCGTTAAAGAAAAATTTAACGAAAACACGGAGTTGGGTAAAGAACTCGCTCTATATAATATTTTAATTACGAAGAAGTTTAAATCTGATTCGAAAGCTGATTACTTTATTAATGAAGTGATGAAAGCTAGAAGTGATTTAAATAATTCTACATTAAGAAGAGAAAGATATAATTTAATAAAAGAAATTCAATCTAATTATAATCTTCAAAAATTTATGTCTTCTAAAGTTCCAAATTATAAAACTTACGCTTCTATATTTACATTATTCGAATATAACAAATCTTTATCACCAGACCAAAAAACAGAATCATTTTTTAATATTGTTGAACATGTGACAACAAGTGACAAAAGTATTAAATTATCAGAAACTGTTAAAACATTACCTGATGATGAAGATTTAAGAATTTTAACTTATAAAACTCTTTTAGAAAAATTTAATCAAAAATATACAAAATTAAGTGGAGCACAAAAAAATCTACTTAGAGAGTATATTAATAATGTATCAAATACAAATTCATTAAAAGATACTCTTAAAGATATTGTAAGTGAATTAAAAAAAGATTTAAAAACTCACTCAAAAAATCTTAAAGATAAAGTTGTTAAGATTAAAATGAGTGAAGCGATAAATTCAATAAATAAATTATGTGGTTTAGAAGATAATTCAAGTGTGGTAAAAGATTCATATGTTGTTCAAACAATGAGATATTTAGAACTTTTAAAAGAGTTGAAGAAAAGTGGAAATAAAAAACAAAAAACTATTTAAAGAATTAGTGAAAAAACTAACACTTGAACTTTTAGACGAAGAAAGTTTAGAGGAAATTACTGTTACTGGTAATGTAGCTGGATATAATACACCAAAAGCTTTCAGTACAAAGTCTGATGAAAAGAAAAAGAAAAAAAGATTAAAAAAGAGCACCGGTTATACATTTGTAACAGAAGCTCTTAATGAAAAAGATTTAAAAACAATTAAAAAATTAATTAGAGATGTTGTTGGTGATATATTGAGAGATATATGGTTAAAACGAACAGCTTGGAAATAGGAGAATATAATGTCTTATAGTGTAGACCCAAATAATGATAAAAAACAAGTACCAAAAGGTTTACCAGATAATGCTCGTGATAGAGTCAACACTGGATTTAGATGTCAAACTGCAAAAACACCCAATTCTGTAATAATTGGTTCATTAACTGGAAATGTTGGATTTTTCTTTGGTTCTTCAGCTTCATTTGCTACAGAAGCTGCTACTCAAATTGGATTTCCTAAACACGCCGGTGCAACTAGTCATAGATTAGATGGTCCTACAAGTGCATCTTTAATAACTTCTTCATTTTATCAAAGTTTTGGTCAACCAGCTGCTGGTACTCAATTAAATATTCATCCAATTGCATATAGTTGTAGTAAGGCAGATAATGAAAAAATAGTTTTTGTTTACAATAGTGGATTATCAACGGGAGCTAGATAATGAAAGAGATAATTGTAGATTATATTCCATTTGAAATAACACCACAACAAATCAATGAGTCAATGAAAGACAATAATGGAAGATTAGTTGTTAAAGGTGTGTTACAAAGAGCAGAAGCTAAAAATCAAAATGGTAGAGTTTATCCAAGAGAAACTTTAGTTAGAGAAGCTAAAAAATATGCTCAAGTACAAATAAAAGAAAGAAGAGCGTTAGGAGAACTCGACCATCCAGATTCATCTGTTGTTAACTTAAACAATGTATCCCACAATGTATTGGAAATGCATTGGAAAGGTGATGATTTAGTTGGTACTGTTGAAGTTCTTGGAACACCAGCAGGAAACATTTTAAAAGAATTATTTAAATCAGGTATTAAACTTGGTATATCATCTCGTGGATTAGGTTCAGTTGAAGAAATATCTGAAGGTGAAGATGGTGAACCAACAGTTAAAGTACAACCTGATTTTGAACTTATTGCATTTGACTTTGTATCAAATCCATCTACTCATGGTGCATTTTTATCACCAACAAATGAGGGTAAATTAAATGAGGGTGTTGGAACAAGAGATGGTGTGTGTTGTCACGATTGTAAAATTGAAAATATAATCAACGATATATTTAGGGGAGAATAAAATGGATTACAAGTCTTTAATGGGATATGGAAAGAAAAAAACTCCTACTAAAAAACAATCAAAACCTAAAAAAAATCAAATTCTTGAAGGTATTAAAAAAGACTTAAATGAATGGAATGATGAAACATTTAAAACTTTACCAAAAAGATGGAGTGGAGCTTCAGATAAAGGTCTTACTGAATTTGAAAAACAAGGTGGCGAGGATATTTTAAAAGAAGTTGGTGCAGCTCCTCAATATAAAAAATTTGTAAAATCAATAGATAAAGAAAGAGATAAAGTCGGAAGAGAAACTTTAAAATTTGTTGATTTATTAAGAAAAAAAGGATTAGGTGACGCAGCTGATGATTTATTAGATAGTTACAAAAACAATGTTATTAAGTTTGGTTTAGAAGTTAAAAAAATTATGAGAAAGATTATATAATGCCATTCAAATCCGAAAAACAACGGAGATGGATGCATGTTAATAAACCTGAAATGGCCAAAGATTGGGAAAAGAAATTAGCTTATTCTGATAGAAAAGAAAAAAAAGAGAAAAAAATGAAAAGAGAACAAAGAGTTAAAAATCTAATTAAGAAAATAGTTCGTGAAGAGTTGGCTAAAATGGACGAAGATAGTAGAGGTCCTTGTTGGAAAGGATATACACAAAAAGGTATGAAGAAAAAAGGTAATAGAATGGTGCCGAATTGTGTTAAGAATGAAGAAATTACAGAAGCTAAAGAAACTCCTGTTGAAGTAGCGAGAAGAATTGTACAGAATGGTCAACATGAAAAGTATAAAGGTATGATGTTAGATACATTTACAGCGAGTGCTATAGTAAAAGTATATGATGCTGTTAATGATTCAAATAAAAAGAAATTAGATTCACTAAAATTACCCAAACTTGTTAATGTGGTTTGGAAATTACTAAAAAGAGTTGGATAGGAGATAATGATGATTAAAATGTCAGAATTAATAAAACAACAAAATGACGAGATTCGTAAAGAAACTGGTATGGTTAAAGAAGAAAAACTTAATGAAGTAGATTTTAGTAAAATAAAACTTCCTTCATCTATTAATAGATTTTTAACTAGACTTGTTGATTCTGTAAAAGACGCTCAACTAAATAGAATTAAAAGGTCAGCTTTATTATATAAAGTAATTGATGCTATGGGTATGAGCCCCCAGCAACTTATGGCAGATATTACAAAGATTAAAAAAGAATTAAAATGATTAAATTAAAAGACTTATTAAAAGAAGATTACGCTGTAAATGTTCAAGATACAAGGAAGAACAAGCAGATACAAAGTGGAAAATTTACATTTAAAGATGATGCTAACAAATATATCAAAGATATGGTAAAGAAACATAAATTAAAAAGACAAAAAGGTTTTTGGGCAAATCCAAAGACGGGTGTTGAGTTAATTACTAATTTTTAGGAAAATATAATGATTAAATTAAAAGAAATATTAACAGAAGCAAGAAAATTAGACCAAAAACATTTGGATAAAATACATAAATTTACTCAAAGAAATAATCACGGAGAGGCTAGAGTATTTTTATCACAGATGTTACAGAATGATAAATTGTATAGATTCTATAATGCTATGGAAATTCTTAATGATATATTTAATGGTGATGGTCCAGAACAAACTAAATTAAAACAAAAGATGGAAAAAGTATTATATAAAGATATAAAGAAAAAATATGCAAATTCTGCTGAAATTATAGGATTACTATAATGAAACTTCAAGACTTATTAAAAGATATTGAATTGGGTAAAGTTTATACTGATAAAGATAAACCACCTTTTAAGGTTGAAGAAGGAAAACTTCAAGAAAATGAAAAAAATTGGAATTGGTCATTAGATTGGGAATCTGACATATCAAGCTTGATAAATAGTAGAGAACTTAAAACTCTGATGAGGGATAAAAATTCAAAAGTTAAAACAATAGCTCAAAGATTACAAAAGAATTTAAAACAGGTACATATAGGTTTTGATGGACTAACAGATGAATTGAGAAAAGTTTATGGTGAAGGAAAACTTTCAGAAATGAAAGTAAATAAAGGTAAAGTTGATAAGACATATAAGAGTGTATTAAATCATATGAGAAAAGTAATAAAAAAACTTAATGATGATGAAATGTATGAAGTGACTACAAAATTAAAACAATGGTTTAATAAGAATATAATGTAATGAAAATATCTAAAAAAAGATTAAGAGAAATTATTAGAGAAGAAATTCAATTGTTGAATGAAGAACCATTTGGAAAAACAGAATTTTATCAAGGATATTCTTCAAAAGAAGCTAAAAAAGTAATTGATGATGGTTTAAAATTATGGGCGAAAGATTTAAGGAAAGTTCAATATAGAGTAATAAAGGATTGGATGTCAAAAGCTAAAGCAGGAGTTATTGATTATTTTGATTTAGTTAGAGGATTGGATACTGGTGATATTGCAAGAGCACATCCATATGAAACAAAATTTTTAAAATCTGTGTTAGATAGAGATAAAATTATAGATAGATTTAGAAAGTATTTTGGTGGTAAAAAAGGTAAAGAAAGTAGAATAAAACCAAGAGCAAAGATAGGATAAGTGTATGGCTACTAATAAAGAAATTATTAAAAAACTTGATTGTGTTGAAGCTAAATTAATGGGTGGTGAATTAGAGGAAATTCATCAAACTGTAAAAGAAATAAAAGAAATTCTTTTAGATCCAGAAGATGGATTAATTGTTCGTGTTAATAAAAATACATATTGGAGAAAAGAAATTGATTCTGATGAGTTTAAAGCATTATTAAGATGGAAACAAGGTGTTACTCACGCGATGTGGGTAGCTTATACTACATTAACAGGAATTTTAGTAAAACTAATATTTTTTTAAAATGGGAGACAAAAAATGAAAAAACTAAAAAATATACTACAAGAGGTGTTTGAAGAATCGCCAAAAGTAGATAAATACAAAGTGGTTGAAGGTGTTAAAAACTTTGGTATTGTTGGTAAACAACTTTATAACAACAATAATATAATGGAAGTTGCAAAACAACTTTCAGAAATCGCTGAATCAGCTCATTCTCATATTCTTGGTGAAAATGATGATTGGTTTGACAAAATTTCAGTAAATAAAAATATGAAATCACTTAAAGGTAGTGTTGTTGAATTTCAAAAAACTGCTAAAGAAGCGAATGCATTAAATCAAAGATTAACTGCATTATATGAAGATATAGGTCATGTATTAAATCGTTACTATGATATTGATGAAGCTCTTGACCCGGTAGACCCATCTAAAGTAGAACCTGAAGATGACTTCAAAGATAGAGAAGATAAAGATATTGACAATGATGGTGATACAGATGATTCTGATGAATATCTACATAAAAAAAGACAAGCTATTTCTAAAGCTGTTAAGAAAGAAAGTAAAAGTTTAAAAGATGTTGGTGGTGTTGTTGGAATCCCCGCACTTGGAGATATGATTAGGCGTAAATAGTGGAATTTTTAGATTTCATATTTATCAGTCTATTCATATGGCAGTCTTTTTTCGGACTATGGATTTTACTAATATGGGCTTCCAAAAACTTTAAGTTTCAAAAGTCTCCCAACTTAAACATCAATGAAGTGGTAAAAACTTCAACGATAGAGGAAACAAAAGTTAAAAAAAATATGGGGCCAATAGAAGTAGATGTAAAGAGTAATGTGATAATGGACACAAAATCAGACGAATCAAGTGTCAAATTAGACGAAAAAATTAAGGGTAAGGTTAAAACCCAAAAAGATAAACTAAAAAAACTAAGAGGTTAATATGGCAAAAGGCTTAGATTGTGGAACAAGTTATTATATAACAGCCACAGAAAATAGTATAAAAAAACAAAGAAATGTATTCTTAACCGTTGATGGTGATGCAAATCAAGTTAAACGAATGTTAAAAAGACAAAGAATACCATTTGTTGAAAAAGCAGGTAAGGTTCACATCGTTGGACAACATGCTTTTAATTATGCACAAATATTTAGTACAACAGATTTAAAGAGACCAATGTCTCAAGGGTTATTAAACCCGAAGGAAAAAGATGCACTACCTGTATTGAATGCTATTATAGGTGAATTGATTGGAAAAGCAAAAGGTAAAGAAACTTGTGTTTATTGCGTACCAGCAAAGCCAATCGACCAAACAAGAGAAGTTTCTTATCACGAAGATGTGTTAAAACAGATTATTGAAACATATGGATACGATGTCAAAGTTATAGAGGAGAGTGTCGCTCTCGCTTACGAAGGCCTTGTAGATAATGATTTAACTGGGATTGCAATATCTATGGGTGCTGGGATGTGTAATGTATGTGTGATGTATCAAGGGATGAGTGCACTCTCCTTTTCTGTAGCAAGAGGTGGAGATTGGATTGATGAATGTGTAGCATCAGATTGTGGTGTTACAAAGGCAAAAGTGATAAGTATAAAGGAAAGTTCAAGTAACTTAGATTTAACAAAAAGTGCAATAAATGATATTTATAATGAGGGAAGTGATGAGTACAATATAATTAATGCTATCAGAAGTTATTACGGAGCATTAGTCAATTACTTGTTGACAAATTTAAAACATCAGTTTGAAAATGCTGAAAGTGTACCGAACTTCCCAAATGCTATTCCGATTGTATTCGGTGGTGGAACATCATTGGTTAAAGGTTTCATGGAAGTAGTAGGTGAACAATTTATTCAAGATGAATTTCCTATTGAAGTAGAGAAATTCACATTAGTCGAAGATGCTCACACAGCAGTCGCACGAGGTTGTTTGAGTGAAGCACAATTAATTGAAGAAGAGGAGAATGATAGTGAGAATCAAAAAGAGTCATCTTAAAGAGTTAATTAGAAACTCGATTAGGTCTATTGTATCCGAAGAAGATGTGATGGATAAAACTATTAAGTATAAAACAGATGATGGTGACGAAAAAGAAGCCACCATTGGTGGTATATTAAAACAAGGTGAAGACCACCCTGCTCACGATAAAGCACAAGCTATTGTTGATAAAGATAAAGGTAAAGAAAAAGAACCTGTGAAGAAAACAAAAATTGATGCAAACCCCTTTGATGATAAAGAAAAATCCTCCGATAAACCAAAAGAAGAACCAAAAGTTGACATCACACAAGGTGGTGATTTAGATTGGGATGAAGAAATATCACCAGATAGTTTAGGAGACCTTTATAGTGATATACAAGATAAGCTTAGCGGTGGAACACGAGATAATGTTTCAGACCTTATTAATAGACACGAAGAACTATATTATGAGGAAGATTATGATAAAGCTAAAGAAATACAAGATTTAATAAAAAAGAATTTAGATTCTGAATTTGCACCAAAAAAACCAAAACCAACTCCACCAGAGGGTGGATTTGAAAGAGATGCAACAGCTGCTGATTCTCGTGATGTAAGAAACAAAGTTATTGATAAAATAGGAAAGAGAGCATTTGATAAACTATCATATGGTGAAAGAGACAAAGCATATGACGATGAATTTGAAAGACAAGGTTTTGTAAAATCAGGTAAAAAATGGGTTAAAAAAGAATCAATTAAAGAATCAAAATTACGAAATATTATCAGACAAAATATTAGAAAAATTATATTTGAACAAGATATAATGGATAAAGAAATTTTGAATCCAAAAACTAAAAATAAAATTAAAGTCAGAACCGCTTTACAATTACCAGATGAACATCCAGCTAATAAAAAAGCAAAAGATATGGTAGCTAAAGCTGGTGTTGAAAAAGATGATGTTGGTGGTCCTTCTTATGCAAATGTACCAAAAGGTGCAAAAACTTCTAAACAAGCGAAAGGTGTATTTGATAAACCTAAAAAGAAAAAAGATGATGATTTAGAAAAACAAACTATGAAAGCTGCCGATGATGCAAATCTTAAAATGCAAAAAGATGTAACGGATGGTGCAGCAAAAGATGCAGGATGGAAAGATATGGAAGATGTAGTTAAGTTTGGTATGTCTGATGATATAGCTGATGTGATAGATAGTGATGATGTATGGGAAAGTTTACCAGAAGACCTTCATGACCCACTTAATAATTATTTAGACATACTTAGAGATAATGAACAAGGTATGCGTGATGATGATGACGATGTGTTGGATAATGCTAGAAATCAACTTTTAAGTATGGTTCAAGATCCAAAAAATTGGGGAAAAGAAAAAGAAACTGGTGATAGATTAAAACAGATGGATGCACCTGATGATTATGAAGATTCAACGGATGATTTGATGAAACAGATGGGTGATGAACCAGAAGATGATGTAGGTGGTCCTGCTCATCCAAATGTTCCAAAGAAAAAGAAAGAAAGACCTGATGGGCAGAAAATAGAAAATACAATTAATAAATTAAAATCAGCTGATAATATACAATCTTATGTGGATAAACTTGATATAGAAGATTGGGAAAAGGATATGGTTTCAGACCTGATAAAAGAAATGAAAACGGTTGAAGATAAGATGAAAAATGACCCTGAGTCTAAGTTGCAACATCAGATTGACTGGCGTAAAAGAGACATAATAAGACGATTAAAACCCTTACCTCCAGCTAATCCAAAATCAATTTCAGATACATTTGATAGGGCTAGGGAACAACAATTTAAATTACAAGCACACGAATATAAAGTGAGTTCTATGAAAGACAAAGCAAAAGAAAAATATCATGAACTTGATGAGAAATATGGTTATGAACACCCAAAAACACAAGCTGCAGCAGATGAATATTATCAAACTAAAGATGCTTATAATTGGTTAGCGGGTATGGGGCAGAATGCAGACACTATGGATGACTCTGATTACGATGATGATAAAGTTAAAGATGCACGACTAAAATCTTGGGAAGATGGGTTAATTGATTTAAATAGAAGTGAGGATGACCATCAACTTGGTTTATCAGACAAACCAATAGCAAAAAAAATAATTTTAGGTATATTAAAAAAGGAAAAAATAGAAATTCCAAAAGGAAAGGTAAGTAGAGAGGATATTGATAAGGCTACAGAAAAGTATGAAAAGGAAAAAGAATATTATGATGACAATCCAGAGAATGAAAAATACAAGAAAGATTTTGAAAACGCCGCTAAAGAACTTAAGCGTTTAAAGAAATCATTTGGTAAAGAAGATACAAATGAATCAATTCAAGAATCCAAAAAAAGAAGATATACTGTTAAAGAAGTAAGAATGTGGATGAAAAAATTAGAAGAGAATCGTTATAAAAAAGTATATAATTCAGATTGTCGTAGAGTGGCTTGGATGGTAAATAATATGAAAGAAAATTTACAGAATATGCCAAAATCTATGAGAAAGAAATGGACAAAAGCTCAATACGGAAGAGAAAGATATTTGGCTACTGAGTTTATAAAAT